TTACCATTGACATATATCCCAAAGAAGCCAGCACCAGCACCAACGATAACTGAGACAAACCCAGCTTGTGCGTTAGTAGGGTCTGGAAGGTTCATAAACCAGTTAGTTGTTTGGTAGAAAGCTGTGCCATACAAAGTGATAATTAGACGGGGCCATATACGCCATTTATCTAGCCACTCAGGTGTCATGGGTGAGTGTCCCTTGAGAGTTGAAAGTGAGGTCCATCAGGAAAGCTCTTCCAATCACCGCCCCATTCTAGCTCTACCTCAAGTTCTTCAGCAGCAGTCTTCATAGCTTCAGCGATAGGGTAGAACTCATCCCACTCCCAAGAGATAGGCCAAGGTGCTAAGTCTACAGCATGACCAGTTAGATGTCTTGAGTTCATAGTAGTGGACTTACCAGACTTATACAACTCACGTTGACGATTAATGTGACGTATGCCCTCAAGGACTGTGAAGTCTACGTCAGAAATACTAATCGCTAGTTCAACGACATTTACCATGTCAGGGTGTACACCTGATAGCTTCTGTATGCTACGTGTTCCTAATTTATAACCCATTGTGTTCTCCTTTATGGCTTCGTAGGCCAAGCTACGGCTGTAGGGAAATTAGACTGTTGAGGTACGTCCAACAACAGTTTTCTATACTCAGCCCACTCCCCCTGTTTTTCTTCTGTAAGGTCAGCCCACCTTAAGGCGTTACCAGCAAGAGGGTCAACCTCAGTTACTAGTTTTTCGTCCCTCTCTTGACGTACCCTATCTGACTTTTGTTGCTTTAGTTCTTCTTGTGTAGGCGCAACATAAGGGGCTACATCGGTATTAGCTGCCATTTTAGACAGAAGCTCCTTATTATTGACAGTCATGTCCCTATCGGCGGGGTCTACTGTGTAGGGAATCCAACCATAAGTAGGGTGGCTAATCTCGCAGTCTATACGAGTTTTGTCTATGTATTTTGCCTTACGGTAATTCATATTAAGATATCCTTACAAAGAGGGCTGCTGCTGCCCAGCTTGCGTTTAGTGTTGTGCTAGTTCCACTCATAGCTCTCCAAGTACCAGAGGGTACAGTGCTGAGTAAAGCTGTGTTTTGTATACTAACGACGCCCCCAGTCACAATGGCTTGCATGGTATCAAGTCTCAAACCTGACCCAGCATATGTACTACCTGCTGATATAGCACTTGTACCTGCTGTTTTTCTTAACAATGAGTAAGTACCGACAGCATTAAAAGCTGTAGATTGTGTTGTGGTGTTAGCGAGAACAGCCGCTTTGACTTGTGCAGGACTAACTAAACTTATTGTTCCGCCTGTCCCAGCTTGCCACGTACTAGTGCTTTGTGAACCAAGGTAGCCTATAGTAGAGCCTGATGTATTAGAGGTGTATGACCCATCTAGTATTCTAAAGGCGTCAGCGCTTTGGTTTAAATAGCCAATGTTAATCCATGCATCGTTAGCTTCGGCTCTTATCTTTAATATGTTTGCAGAAGTGTCATACCATAGCATATTGGCATATGTGGTGGTTGGGGCTGTAGTCCCAGACGACGTACTAGCCAAAGCCTTTAGAGCATTATTGATGTCGGCTCTTGCATTCGATGATGTCTGGTTTGCAATATCAAAATCATGTTGGCTCATGTTAAGCCCTTTCTATTAATACTCTACATCAACACTGAGTGCTGAAACAGAGGGTGTAAACTTAGTGTTAGTGCTAGACAAGATTGCTTTAAACCTAAAGGCACGGCCTGTTATAAACCCACCATTTGCTAATTCATATGCACCCCATGTAGGGGAGCCAGCGGGGTTATCGTTGGTAGCAGACGCATAAACGATAATAGATACATCGCCAAACTGTGCGGTTTCGTCAGTCCAACTGTCAAAAGTGCTAGGCCAAGTGTCCCAGTTCTGAGGTATGTCATCCCACAATAAAGTACCGCCATCAAACTTTCTTGTGAATGTACGTGAGCCTGTGATCCTAGCATTACGAGCACTCCCTGTATCAACATACGAATTAAAGAAGTATTCGCCCACAGGAGAAGAAGCTGTAGTGTCACTAATTTCTATGTTGTTGCCAACTTTAATTACGTTTGTTTTAGCACCAGTGAAACTTGGGTCTTCTGTTACCGTATCTGTTTGACCTAACGCTGGGATTTGATCTGGAGTAATTATAACAAATGTTACATTCTCACTAAAGTTGCCTTCTTTATCGTATGCCCTAATTAAGAACGTACCTGATCTAGCTGGTACAGATGCAGCGGTAGATGGTCTAGCAACCTTCTCAATGATAGTAGAAGAGTTACCCCAGTTAGCACCACTAGTGTTAGAGTTGTGTTTAATCTCGTAGTGGCTTAAGTCAGGGTCAGGGATAGGGGGCCAAGTTAAGAACAGCGTACCACCAGAAATCTCAGCTTGAAGGTTACTGACATCTGAGGGGTCACCTATAAATGCGTTGATCTCTTGATCCTCTAGTAGTTCAAACTGACCTTTAATGCCAAAAGTATTAATAGCCCTAGCCCTAAAGTCATAAAAGTCTACCTCTAAGTCTCTTACCTTAAACTCACCAAGTGGTCCCTGACCAAAGGCCGAAAAGAAAGGTTCGCTACTTAGTTTGTACTCAACCTCTACGTAATCAATAGCCTCTGTCCTACCAGATGTTACTGTAGCAACAGCAATGTTTGAGACCTTCTGGTTGCTTACTTTAGCTTCAGCAGATACCTCAATCCCTACAGTTGGTACATCGAAGGGTGACAGAAGGCTAGTGTTATCTCTCTCATAAATAATACCGTCATTTACTTCATCAAAGACTATCTCAGAAGTCTCACGCAGGGTCATTGTTGTCTGAAGGTCTAGTCCGTCTGATAGACCAAAATTCCAAGCTATGACTTGAAACTCTTTGTTTTCCCATCCAAAACGTGAGTTAGTAATCCTTACGTTGTCTCCCACTTGTAGCTCTAATGTTCTGAGACCAAAGGTAGCATTTATTGTAAGCTGTTGCCTATTAGACTCCAGAGTAATTAGGGCTATACGTCTAGCCTCAATAGAGTTGTCGGTAAAAGGCAGGTCTACATCAGCGACAGATTCTTGACCACCATCAGCATCAACAAAGACTGAACTAGTTACTTGGGGGTAGTCGGTGACTTGCCAGTTGGATTCTTCCCCACGAAAAGTTCCCTTTACAACATTGAAGTTGTTACGACGGGAATGACGTGTACTCAGGTTTATGCCAGAGCGTAAGTCATCGTCCGTCAAGTCCATCACTGGGTTTGTCCAGTAGGCAGGTTTCATACGCCACTTACCCTGAGCGTACCACAGAGACCCACCCATACAGGTCAGTAAGTCAGCGAGAAGATCATAGGGTGTAAGTGCAGTAGTGAAAGCACCATTACAAGTATAACGTGCTGTGCCAGCAAGTGTGTTTGTTTGATTACATACAGAAGCAGCACTGGCAACTAGGCTATCATCAATGTTAGCAGCAGCTTCGTTAAGTCCATAGCTTGAGGTTAGGTAATCCCGTAGGCATAGTGCAGGGTTGTCCGACCAGTCTGTTGTCCCATTAGCAGGATTGTAGACTTTCTTACCTTTTACTACGGCAGTTATTGAAGGTACACCATTAGGGAAAACATCAGCGTTAAACTTTAGCCTTACATACATATACGCAATGCCACGAAGTCTGTGTTCACTTGTCCATTTACCGTCCGACTCTTCTACAAGATCGAATGCTGCTGGCTGATTTGCGTTTCCAGTGTACGGTAATATTCTAACTAGGTAGTCTGTAGTGGTTTGGGTTCCGTATGTTGGTCTGCCTTCGCTATCCTCACCAGTTTGTACAGTTACGGTTGTTGTCTTAACGTATTTTGCTGGGGATGTTACATTACCATCACTGTTAACAGTTACAAGTTCATCGTCTATGTAATACTCTTCAAACGAGTATACCTCATGTCCAGCGACAGCAATGATCCTGTGAAGGTGTTTGTTGTTAGTACCTGTAGCCTCATCGTATATTATAGCGCCACCAGTTTTCATCTTACCGTAGATGATCTGATGGTCTAGTGCTGCCCCTTTTGAGTTTACTTGATAACCACGGTTGGCTCCACGAAGTTTAGGCTTAGGGGCCAAGGCGTTTAGAGCTAGTCCTAACGCGGTTGATCCTAGCGCATAAACTACAAAGCTTGCTGTTGCGCCTAAGCCAAAAATACTAAAAGCAGTGCCAGCAGCAGCAGCAGCCCCATATGCAGACGCAGCAGCAGCTATACCAGCTATTAAAGTAGCAGCCATGTCACAAGTCCTTCCTAAACGAAGTAGAAATCTTAGTGTATCCGAGCCTCAGCATAAGACTGTCTATAGGGTT